GGCCTCAATTTGTTCTTCAGGTTTCATCACATACCCGTGTTCTAGGTAGCGCAGAATGTTGTCAGGTGTCATGGCTGATCCTTGTCTAAAGCATACAGAGCTGTATATAGATGCGGAAGGGTCGTATCGTTAATCAACACACCTTTATCCCCAATGAACCCTATAGGTTTTAATTTAGCTAGATTGTCAGCAGCCTGGCGAAAGGCACAAGGATTAAATTCAGCGTTGCAACGATCTCCACAAGCCTCTTTAAACAGATGGATATAGTCGGCCTTGTTCATAAACGTAATCCAAACGGGTTGTGAGCGTGTTTAACAACGAGGTTTTCGTAATTATCTGAAGATTCTGTAGCAGTCGGTGCTTGTCGAATAGTGACATACACACAGGGAGAGCCACGCCTACCATCCCCACGTTTCTCGATCTTGTTATTGCGCTGAAGTTTGGCAAGTTGAGTGTAAATGCTGATCTTTTCAAGACCACAGTAATCAGCAATATCAACTGTTGTTTTAGGTTCAATGCAATACCGCAATATCTTTTGTTCTGTTGACATATATTCCCTTTAAAAGGATACATTAAGCTATCTAAACACAACATTCAAGATGTATTTATTAAGTGATAACCCTTACTCTGTTTATTTAGAATATAGATACCCTACCCTTATACCCACCCACCGTAGTAGTTGAGGATAAATCCTTTACGACAGACCTGTGCGTTGTAACGCTTATGGCAGGCAGCTCATCCCACCCGTAGATTCCCTAAATTACTAGCAGTCCTTGCAAGTAATAAAGATCAATACCTACAGTAAATGGTTTTACTAGATTTCTCTAGTCTGTCTATATCCTGTTCGATTTCTCTACTAGGGGGTGCGGGTCACACCGGATAAAGCGTAGTAATAACTGTATAACTGACCTGTATGGGTACGAGTGGTCACTCTATTAGCTGATGCGCCCTGACAGCTGTTTTAAAAAACAAAAAAGCCGTTTTAATCTGTATCCTGGTGAGAGAAACCACTATCGTTTTCAAGGCGCAAGTGGATCAGGCTACAGACTAAAACGGCTTCGTTATCTCTCACGACAACAATTCAATTATGCCTCTTTTTTCCCGATGTGTCAAGTTGTTGGTATGTTACTCGCTGCACCTTGGCAAGCTGTTTCCAACTGCAAACTAGTATGGTTGGCAGGTGCTACCTTATGATCCATGGCATTTGCTTTCACATACCAACACGACTGATGACTGCCTTGCAAGGAGGTTGGTTAGCGTTGAACCCAATCATCATGCGTGTTGGTGCTTGTCTTTCCAAGCGGTCAAGCCCTAAAGCTAGGCTATTGAAACATGACCCTTATCATTGTTTGTTTCATGCTTGCTAAAGGCTTAATCAGTCTAATGCAACTCAGGCCAGATTTGTTGCCAATTGGGGATTTCTTTTCTTGACCACTTACCGTTTGATTTCTTTTCAAGCTCGGCAGCCAGCAACACTAACTTATCGCCAGGCAAACCGTTGTTGCGCCATTGGCTAACACTTGAAGGCGTGACACGGCAGAGCTTGGCTACAGCAAACGTGCCACCTAATGTTTGGATGATTTCTGTTGTATTCATGTTAGATATCTTAACATAAATGCTTTCTATTTGACTTATCTATTTAGTTAGCTTAATATTAATCATGGCAATTAGCCATTAACCACGATACAAGGTGCAAAATGAACGAATTAGCAAAAGCATTGGTCAAGGCTCAGGCAGCAATGTCACACGCAGCCAAAGATAGTAAAAACCCACACTTTAAATCTGCATACTCTAGCTTGGCATCTGTCATTGATGCTGTCAGACCACATCTGTCAACTAACGGATTAGCTGTTGTACAAAAGACACATGATGCTGAAGGTGGCGTTTGTGTTGAGACCGTGATTATTCACGAATCAGGTCAGGAAATGTCTTGCGGCAAATTGTTTGTGCCTGCATCAAAACAAGACGCGCAGGGCATGGGGTCAGCTTTAAGTTACGCAAAGAGGTACTCAATCCAAGCGGCCTTTTGCGTTGCGAGTGAGGATGATGACGGTAATGCAGCGGTTAAATCTGCGCCCCCAAAGGTTGAGAAACCCAAAGGCATAGATATGGATGCAACTGTTGACCAAATGGCGGCAGCGGTCAGCTATGAAAGCCTGAAGGACATATTTAGACTGGCTTGGACACAATGCCTGAAAGAACAACAACCCGTCTTGAAAGCAATGTACGACGGAATCAAAGCAAACTGGGAGAATCAATAGTGGCTACGGACTTAAATCATTGTACTTTTATCGGCAGGCTTGGGCGTGATCCTGAATCACGTTACACAGCTGACGGTAACGCAATCTGCAATTTTTCTATTGCAGTCGGTTACAAGACCGCAACAAAGGAAACGACAGAATGGGTCAGGATCACGACTTTTGGTAAGTTGGCAGGAATATGTGCCGACTACCTAAAGAAAGGCTCACAGGTCTTTATAGCGGGTCGTATGACTACTCGCAAGTGGGTCAACAAAGATGGCGTGGATCAATACACAACGGAGGTGGTTGCTGATCAAATGCAGATGCTTGGTGGTCGGTCTGCGGAAGCCAATGAGCCAGCTGCTGTGCCTATACCTAAACTTGATGCATACAGGTCGATCAAAGAAGGCGTAGTTGTGCCTTTTGAAGATCTGCAAGACGATCCACCGTTCTGATGACGCAATCCGAAGAAGCAATACTTATTTCTTGGAGATTGCAGCAATGGTATCTAGGCATGGTTCTTGACGCAAGGGCCATGCAAGATTTACAGGATGCAATCGAGATGCTTAAAACTTTAGCTAAACAGGTACAAAAATGAACATTTACTTTGATATTGAAACGATCCCATCTCAATCATTTGCCGCAATTGAGCTGATTAAGGCTGACATTGAGAAACAAAAGATGTCCGTCAAAGCACCCAGCAACTACAAAGATCAAGAAAAGATCGACGCTTACATCAAAGCTGAGGTTGAAAAGCTCGATGCTGAGTTTGATGCAACGTACCGTAAAACGAGTTTTGACGGTGGTCTTGGCGAGATATGCTGCATTGGCTATGCCATTGATGACAATGCGCCTGTGTCGATCTATGGCGGCTCTGAGGCAGATGTTTTGCACAAGTTTTATCAGGCAATTATGGATGAATACAATCCATCGTCACAGACCAGACCTGTGTTTATTGGCCACAACATTGTCAGCTTTGACTTGCGGTTCTTGTTTCAACGCTCTGTGATGAACAACGTGAAGCCACCGTTTATGATCCCGTTCTCTGCAAAACCGTGGGATGAGTCGATCTTTGACACGATGACAGCCTGGGCAGGCCACGGCAACCGTGTCAGTCTCGACAAGCTGTGCAAAATCTTTAACATTCCGTTAAAGGGCATCGAAATCGGCGAGGAAATTGACGGATCGAAGGTTTGGGATTTCTACCGAGCTGGGCGCATTGCTGACATTGCTCGATATTGCGAAGGTGACGTAGAGCGAACCAGACAGGCGTACAAACGGATGACTTTCCAGTAAAATAAATTGTCGGCGTTGTTCACTCCTTGTTCCGCTGACCGCCCCTTAATTGGGGCGTTTTGTTGTAAAAATCCAAATAAATCAAAAATAATTACAAAAACTAGGGTAAACACCTATGACATTACTGTTTAGATAGCTTAATATCTGTACATGGCAACAACGCCACAAACCACGAAAAAAGGTACATAAATGAATAACGAAATGTTCGGTTGCAACCCAGACAAATTTATCGAAAGCGTTAAAGATTCGATTACATACAAATTTAGCGGTGCATACATGGTTGCAATGGGTCTTATGTCAGATGCTCAAGAATTGATTGCAATGGATGCAAAAGAACAAGCTCGTAAAACTTTGAATTTGGCAAAATACATTATTGGCGAAATTAGCGATGGTAATTTGATTGGTACTGTTCAGCGTTAATTAAACGGGGCGCAAGCCCCATCACTACGACAAAAGGTACATAAATGAACAAAGTAACGAAAGACTTAATGAAATGGTTTCCGGTTTTGGGTGAAGGCAACGCTTTAAATGTTCACAGCCAATTGATGATCGAGGGCATTGACTTTTCTAGCATCAGCAACAAAGAACTGAAAGCCGAAGCCAAGCGTGTCATTATCGAAATGTACGGAGACGAATAATGAAATACGCATACACACAACTAACCGACGAAGGCAAACGCCAACTCATGCGCGATCTCAGCCGTGAGCTGTCCGACAGAAAGATTGCAGAGCTGATGGATCAATTTGCCGATGGCGTGAAAATTGACAGTACAGGCGAAGCGTACATCAAGATTGACCGTGATGACGTTTTATGCTGCGCTGTGCCGTTGTACACGCATTACATCGAAGAAAGCTACATTGAAACCGTAACAGCCAACGAGGAAGATTATGAATAAGCACAATTGGCCTTTCTTTACAGACCTTGGCGATTCAAACTGGACTGGACGCACCACTCGCACAATGCGTTGCCAGACACGCTACACCTCTGCTGATGAGCAAATACCTGTCATCGCATGGATTGGCGGCGCATTGTTCTTGGCGTTGGTCTTTGGCTATATTCCGTTACTTTGGGTGCTAATGGTATGAACGATGAATTAAAAGATATTGTTAAACAAGCAAGATTGCCAGCTTGCCATTTAAGTCATCCAGTAGCACTTAAACGCTTTGCCGAACTTGTGCGCCAAGATGAGCGTAAAAGTTGCGCCAACATTCTTGATGCGTTTGCTGAGGATATGGAAAACAAAGAATGGACATTGGGCGCAGCGGCAATGCGTGGTGCTGCCGACACAATCAGGTTTAAACAAACTAATGATGAAACAGAAGGACAAAAATGAACCAAGTCGCTCGTAACACCGATCCCGCCACCAGTTGGGCTGCTGCTGACTCTGCAAAGTCTTTAGCGGCTCAACACGCCACGATAATCATTCAAGCATTATGCAAGTATGGGGCAATGGGCAAAGACGGTATAGCGCAGATTACGGGACTTGATGGCAATCAGGTTGCCAGGCGGCTGAGTGAGCTAGAACGCAATCACGAGATCCTGCTGACGGGTCGAAATGTGCAAAGCAAAAGTGGTCGGGCAGAACGGGAATGGAAGGTTATGCCGAAACAGATGGATTTGATATGACCGAGTATTCACCACATCCGTGCATAGAATACATTTATGACAATGCGCCAGCCTATGCCAAAGCTAAAGGCGAGCTGGCGCA